TCAACAGACCATCTACCGTTTGAGTCTGTATCAAGGTCAAATATACCAGCAGTCGTTACATGACCAGCAGGTGAACCTTTTTCTGCGTTGATGTAGATAGTTCTAACAACTTCTCTGTTAATCTCAGCAAGAATTTCAGCAGATAGAATGTTTGCTAATTCTGTTTCTGCGTCTAAACCATGGATTGCTTTTAAGTCTTGAGCAAGTTCCATAGTGTATTCTGCTTTAAGCGCTCTTGATTTAGCAGTTACAGTTGACTTCTCGATTGAGAATGCCATTTCTGCAAAACTATTTCCAGCAGCGTCACCTAATGCTTCAGCCGCAGCTGTTGACATTCCAGTACCTTTTGTGTAAGTACCAGCAGGTGAATCATTTAGAACCTCAGGGTTAGTACCAGCTTGAGCAGTAGTTGAATAACCATCAACTGCTGAACCAGCTTTGTTTCTTCCTGAGAAGTCAGAATCAGCTTCATCAAATAATGCTTCTGTTCCGTTTTGTGCGTCATACCTACTTCTCATTGCAAAGATAAGTCCAGTTGGACCAGTCATTGGTTGTACACCAGCGATATCGTATGCGATAAGATTAGGCATTGCTCTTCTTACTAATGAGATTAGAATTGGGTCCCAATTAGAAATAGAAGCGCCTGTTGAGTTAGTTGGAGCAGCTTCGCTTAAGAATGCTGAGTCCTCTTTCATTGCACGCTCTTGGTTTTCCAAGATTGTAGCAGTTACAGCTCGTCTGTAAGAATCACCGATTTTTGGTAAATCTGCGTGTTCCAAGACTGGCTGCCATTTTTTTTCGTGTGTTTCAGATAAATACATTTTTTTATCTCTCCTCTATTATTAGATATTATTTTGACAACTTAATGTCTTTGGTTTTAGTAATAGCGGCGGAATAAGCAGCCATGCTCTTAGATAAATCTATCGTTTCCGTAGAATCACCTACCGCTACATCATCAATGTCAGATGACACTTCTTTCTTAGCGCCAAAGTAAGACTCTTTTACTGTCTCCACTTTTGCTCTGAAATCCGTTTCATTTGAATATTCAACCTCTTCAGCCAGTTTGTTGAATTTCTCCTTAGCCGTATCAGTTAAATCTTCACTCATCTCTGCAACGATTTGAGTTTTAGTTTTCTCTGAATTTGACTTAGTTAGTTCAACATTCTTTTCGATTTCTTCATTAAGTTTCTTTTCTAATGAATCAATCTTTGAAGCTTGGTCTTCAAGTACATCATACTTTTCGTCTGGGACTGAAATATAATGCTCTTCAAACAGTTTTTTCATACCAGAAATGAAATCTTCAGCAATTTCGCCTTTGATTCCTCTTTCTAAAGCCAATTCGTTTTCTTTCATCCACTCTTCCACTACATATGCAAGGTAAGAGTCAACTTTTTCTACGAGTTCGCCTTTAGCTTTTTCTGATTCTTCTTTTAATTTTTCTTCGTATCCAGCGTGCATTTTCTTTTTCGCTTCTTTAACTTTTGAGTTAACAGCAGCTTCAAATATTGTTGCAGCCTTCGACTTAAATTCTTCGGATAAATCTTCGTCCTTAACTAAAGCGTCTACATCAGCAGATACATCAATTTTTTCGTCTTCTTCGACTACTTCAACTTTGTCTTCCGCTACTGTTTCTTCTTCGTTAGTTTCTAAAATTTCCTCAGAACCTTCTTCCACAGTTTCATCTTGCTCTTCTTTTAGTTTTGGCATTGCGTCAGCAGTACCGGCACTTTTTTGTTGAGCGTCTCCTGAAACTGGCTTAGTTTTTTTTGTTGCGTCAGGATTAGAATCCGTAGGCTTCGTTACCGCTGGACCTAAATCCTCGCCCTCATTACTAAGGTGAGTAGGTTCAGCCGCCACAGCATTCTTTTTGGGAGCGTCTGCCTGTGGATTAGCTTGCGCCTCTACCACTGCTTCTGCTTCTAACGCCTCAATCTTTTGTTCTGTTTCGGCCATTGAGAAATCTCCTCTATTTTTTAATTAATTAAAAAACTTTTTGTTTTTTTGTACTGGTATTATTTATAAAACTAAAGTTTTTTAAGAAACGAACCAAAAACCTTTAACTTAGCCTCGTCTAAAGCTCTCTGTTTCGCCGTTCTTATTTCTTGTTTCCAGGCTTCTATATCTCTTTCAACAAGTATTCCATTGTCCCATACCCACTCTTTTTGTTCCATAATGCCTTCTACGAAAGCGTCTGGAGCGCTAGGGTCTGCAACAATATCAGCCGCCGTTGCAAGGTAAAAGTCATCTTTTACATAGTTTGCACCGTTACGCTGAATTATTGACCCCATACCACGACTAGATACGCCTAACTGAGCGCCTTCGTCAATAAGACCTTTTACAATCTTACCGTATGGTGTGTCCATAATTTTTGCTTCTCCAATAAAGTTATTACCATCTGGTGTAAGAGATTTTATCATATGTGATACTCTCTCTAAGTTTACTGTAGGACCGTCAGGATGTCCTAACTCACCAAATGCTCTCTTTTTTTGGATAAATTCTTTATTGTATCTACTGACCTCTTGTTCCAAAATTTCTTTCGGATACACTCGACCATTTCTATTCTTCATATTAGATTGAAGAAAGATACCTCTGATTTTATATGACTTCTTACCGTTAGTTTCTTCTACAAGATACTCGGCATTTTGTACTTCTTCGGAAATTAGTTTCATATGTTCTCTCTTTGTACTACTATTTATACAATTTATTACCTAAACTCTGCAATTATTGTGTAATTATCACCATTTGCAAAATTCTTTGTAGATAATAGTACATCTCCTGTTGGTGTGGTTGCATTATTTGGTACTTCATTTCCCGCTGGTCTTAAATCCCAATAACCTTGACCAGATAATATAACCATACTACCGTCTGTAACTCCGTCCCATAGAAGCTCTATGGCAGATTTGTTATTAGCAGTATTAATGGAATACCATATTTTACTTAGTTTTCTATTGCCGTCTTCGGTCATAAAGGTCAACTCAGAAGCGTCAATCTTCTTAACTAAATTTTCTCCAGTACCATCAGATTGATTTGTCATCTTTATAACAAACTTTACGCCTGAGGTATCTGCTATTGTTTGTGTTGTAACTATATCAGCCATTTGTATATCCCGCTTCTTTGTGACATTCAATTACAAGATTGTATTTTGTAACTGTATCATCACTATTTAAACTTATATCTCCAATAGGGTCTTGTAGTTTAACTTCGTCTGGTTTTAAACCCCAATTACCTCTATTAGATAATTCTATTTTCTTGTTATTGTCATTCTTAAAGAAGACAGTAACTTTACCTGTACCTAATATCTCATACTGCATATTTGCAATAGAAACCTTAGGTTCACTACTAGCATTATTACTAGATACTACATCAACAAGTTTCTGTTGAAATTCTCCACCAACACCGTTTGAGTTTACAATAAGTTTAAAATTATCATCTACTAATTTGGTTGTTGATATTGTCATTTAATTAACTTCTTGGTGAACCGACAGCACTAGCGTGACCATCTGCCAATGTAATAGTATCAGTTGTGCCTTTTTCAATTATAATAGAATCGCCAGCTGCGTGTAGGTAAATATTACCTAAAGTTGTACCACCGGCTTCTTTTACTATAACAGATTGGGCAGCACCTGTAGCTACACAATGAACAAAATGAGCTAAACCAATGTTGTTAGCATTCGGGTTGTTAATAAATTCGCCCTTAACTATAACTGTTGCCATTTTTATTCTCCTAATTGTTCTTCTAATTCTTTATCGAAATAGTCGTAAAGAATTTTAGTATTAATATTATGAAACTCGGCAGCCTTATCTACGGCACCTTCAAACACTTTAATAATATCGCCAGTTTCTTTTTGTATCTTTTCGTAAATATCTTTTACGGCATCCCTCACTTTAGGGCTCAAAGACTTAAAAGAATCCGAGTCGATATATAAATCTCTTTCAACAATATTACTGAGTTTCAGTTTCGCCATCGCCTGCAATCTCTATCTCAGCTTTACCGTCATTTGTTGCGTCTTGTACTTGACCATCAGCAGCAAATGTACCTACATCTGCAACTTCTGGTTTAGGGTCACTATGAGGCATTGCCTCAGGTGATTCTTTGTTAAACAAATTAGACGCTAAGTCTTTTCTTTTTGCGTCTAAGGCGTCACCCATTTTATCTCTTAATGCACTTTTAAATGCTTCACCAGCGTCTGCATTATTGCCAGTTTCTAAGTTGTCTATAAATGCTTTTGTATTTTCTGACATTATCTATCTCCTATAAAGTTGTATCTGTAACATCAGCGGTTGGAGCAGAAATAATACCATCATCAATTTCTTTCTTGATTTGATTGTCGATATCTTCCATCTCTCTCTCGTTTTGTTTCAGAATATTTTTTCTCACAAATTCTACTGAGTAAAACTTACCAATGTAATCACGCATTTCATTTGCCAATGCTAATCGCTCTCTCATCATTTCAGTATGTTTTAATTCAGCAAAATGGCCGTCTTGCAAGAAGTCGTATGTAATACTATCTCTTACTTTTTGCCAATCTTCTTCATTAATGACACCTTTAAGAATTAGTTGTGTTCTTAAAATATCATTAAATAATTCTGTGAATTTCTTTCTTAATCTTTGTACAAATTTTGTAAATTTAAGTTCATCTCTAGTAATTTCTGAG